TCTCTCGACTTTCCACTCATGCGCGAGTTCCGTTACGGTGTACTCCCGCTCGCCCTTTTTGATAATCATATATAGCCCTCCTCATTCCTCCGCCGGTTTGAAAAAAACTTTATTTCCTCGCCGGTAGATTTTTCCCTCGCAAACGTAGTCGGCAAATACCGGCTTTCCGTCCGAGCGTTTTTCTTCCTTGATAGTGTGCTTGTAAAAGCGGTATTTCCATTCCTTTTCTCCGCAAGATGCGTCCCCGGCCTTTGCCTCCCGCCATAGTTTATAGAGCTCTCCGAGGGTATCGACATCCACCTCGTCTATATCGTCGTCGCCCGGCATATAAGCGCCCATCGAATAATAGGACGTTGACGAGCTCTCGCACTGGACGAAGATTTTCCCGTTCCACTTCTGTACCTTGTGCGTGTATTCCATAATAGCCCTCCTTATTTGGCACTTGTTTTTTTCTTTCGTGCTGTTATAATAGGACTTACGGGAGGGACGGTTTCCCGTCCGCTCCCCGCCTCGACTTACTTGTCGGGTTTAGCCTTGCTCGGTTTTGGCTTTACAAGTGTGATTGTAACTTTGACTCGTTCCACCGTGTCGTTACGTTCAACCGCTTTCGCCAATTCCTGCAAGGCTTTTTCTATGTTATCCATAGCTTTTCTCCTTTCCTTTAGGATGTACTCATTATATCATACTACTATTAGTATGTCAATAGAGCGAAACGAAAAAATACAAAAATAATCCCCGGCGAGGAGCCGGGGATTTACTCTATTCCGAGGAGCCAAAGGGCAGACACGCCGAGGACGCGAGCAAAGACGGGTATCTCGTAATCGGGAATAAACCGCGTCCCGATTTCGATACGGCTTATCGAGTCCCGCTCCATTGTTACGCCCTCGACCTGCACCCGCGCCGCGAGGTCGCTTTGTGAGAGCCGGAGCTTTAGCCGTGCCTCGCGGATGCGCTCGCCGCTTATATTCTTCTTTCCCTCAAAATCATATATCCGCAAGCTCTCGCCTCCCATGTGTTAATGTTCTGCATTTTTCTTGACTTTAGCACATACGCAACGCATAATTGTGTTAAAGGTCAGCAGACCGAAAAAATAGGAGGGAGTTACTCATACCATGAAAAAGCTCAAGACTTGGCAAATAGTATTACTCGTTATTTTCTATCCCGTCGGTATCTGTGTATGGATATATCGGGCTATCAAACGAAGCCAGTTAAAGAAAGCTCGGGAGGCCGAGCAAGCCGCGCTATCCGCCCGCCGGGAGGCCGAGCGAGCCGAACGCGAGAAATTCGAGGCCGTTCGTGCTCAAATCTCCCGCCACCGTAGCGAGCGCCGAGAGTGGCTCGACGCAAATTGCGACTATGTTTCTTTTAAGCTCGTCGGCGTGACATTCAATAACGACGACGGCGTAGGGCGCAATCGTCAAGATATTCTCCGCGAAATCGAGGAGGACGGCGAGCTCGATAATTTCTCCTATGATACATACGACTACGAGGGAAATACCGCCGTCGGCGTTTATTATAACGGCGAGCAAATCGGGAATATCGCGCAAACGGATTTGAAAAAGTTCCTTTCTCGTACCGTATGTGAGCTTGCAGATTTCGAGGTCGTTTCCGGCGAGTCTCGTCGCGGTATATGGGTCGGTTTCTATTTCAATAAATAACATTTGCACGGAGTTTTCCACCGCCGCACAAAAAGAAAAAGCGGGCGAGGCCATAGAGCCCCGCCCGCTTTTTCTGCACGATTATACGTCGGAAAGATTGCCGAGAGCGCCCGCCGCCTCGAGTGCGCGGTAGATGATGCAAGCGACGGCCTCGCGGGTAATCGGCTGTTGCCAGCCGAAATTACCGGCTCCGTCGCCGTTGAAAATGCCCTTGCGCTTGCAGTATTCCGCCGCCTCTTTCGCCCATGCGGAGGGCGTGTCGCCGGTATCGGCGCAAGAGGTCAGTTGCTTTCTTGCCTCGTTAATATCCATGTCGAAATCCTCCTTGTTGTCCGTTTTGGTGTAGTACGCCGGGAGGCCGAAGCCCCGGAGATACTTTCCGTTTACCTCGAGCGTCCGCTCCTTGACGCTATTCGAGAAATTGCCCTCAATGACCTTGAGGACGCGCCCGCTCACGCTGGATACAATGCCCACATGGTCGGCGGCTCCCCGGTCGTCGCCGGAGCCGGAGTCCTGCCAGTCATAGAAAACCACGTCGCCGGGCTGTGGCGTGATACTCTCGTCCTCCTCCCAGCGGCTCACCGCATGAGAGCGATAGAGGGAAATCATAGCCTCGCACCCGCACTCGAGCGGCATAATGTCCGAGAGTCCGCATTTGATAGCGACGGCGGAGACGAACGTCGCGCACCATGCGTCCGTGTACTTGACGGCGTATCCCCGGGCGAGCGGCTTGTGTGCGTTGTAAAGGTCGATAATTTCCCGGTGAGAGCCGTCCCGCTCGTTCTTCCCGAGCCACGCCCTCGCCGTCGATACGACGAGCTCGCGTACCTGTTGCTCCGTCACGGTTTAGCCCTCCTTTGTGGTCTTTTCTACCGCGTCGCTGATTTTCTGCGTCTGCGTTCCGAAGTAGAACGCGATAACGACCGTGTAGACCGTCATAAACTCTTGGCTCGTCTGCCCTGTAATGGCGAGGTACGCGAATACCCCGGAGAGTAAGAGCGTGACGAGGCTCTTTACGCTCAAGAGAGCGCCGAGCCGCTTTACGATGATTTCTTTCATTTTGCTACCTCCTTTAGCAATCTCGTTTTGTTGCCGTGTCGTATGTAATTCCGCCGGTCGTGTTCTCGGCCTTGCTCTTATTGAGCGAGAACGAGAGCACGGTAGCGGTCGCGGCCTGTAAAAAGGCGATAAGGGCGGTCAAATATGGGAGCGAGCCGGTGTAGTTGTTGGCTACGGAAATCCGGCAGAGGTCGAGCGTCGTCATGGTCGATTTGTAGTCGATATAGAGGACGGCATAAACGAGGAGCTTTGAAAAGGAGAGATACCCCTTTGCAAAGCTCCATACCTCGAGCGCCCATTTTTTGAACTTCCGCCGCCGCGCCGCGCCTTTGCGGGCGGACATTATCCGTCCTCCCGCACCTCGCGCCCCTCGAGCCTGTCGATACGATGATGTGCCGACTTTGCCGAGCTCTCCACCGCTGACATACGCTCCGCCATGCCGATATAGCGCGCGTCCTGTGCGTCCTGCTTGTGCTCGATACGGTCGATGCCGCCTTTAATGTACCCGATTTCGGTTAGCATCGTGCCGGAGGACTTGCCCTCCTCCTCGCTGTCCTTTTTCGAGTTCCTATGAAAAGCGGCATAGCTTAACACGCCGCCGAGGATAGTCCCGAGGACTCCGATAATCGCTCCTACATAGTCCATTTTTAACCTCCGTTATAATTCGTAATAATCGAGTTTAACGGTCTGCTTTCCCGGCAATACGGGACACCCCCGAACGTGGTAAATCTCCCCGTCAACGATAACGCCCTCGCCCTCTGCCTCCGTGCATACGACATAGAGGCCGGGAGCGTCAAGCCTCACCCACAAGAGAGACTCCCGCCGCGCTATGATTTCGCCGTCGAGCTCGACCGTGTAGACCGCCGCGCTCATTCGGCGACCTTTTTCCAGCCGTCGGGATACGCCTCGGGAGTCCATACGTTGTTATCGAGCAAGGACTCGTAAAGCACGTCGCCCCAATAACCGCGCTCACCCTTGGAGAACGCGAGCCCCGCCGTAATGGTCGCCGGGATAATCCTCGCGCCGTTTTTATAGAGCACGTCCTCCCACAAGCTCGGCGCGGCCTCCGGCGTGTTTTCCGCCGTGTCCCACAAGTCCACCGCCGCCCGCTTGAGCGCACCTTTCCAGTTGATACGAGTCCCGGACTTGACGAGCGCCCCGCCGCCGGTGAGCGCCGGATAAAGCTCGACGGCTGTCGAGCCGTCCTTATCGTCGAGCCCGGCTCCCGCCGCCTTTTCAATCATAGCGCGGAGCTCCCGCGCCCTCTGTACGGTAATCATTCCGCCGCACCCCCTAACAGAATATCGAGAACTTTATCATTCTCGGCAAGCATGAGCGTACCGCTCACATTTTCCACGGAGCCGACCGGCTCGATACCGAGGAGCCCGCCGTCGGCGAAAGCGTAAACGAAGTCCTCGAGATATGTCGTCGTCTCGCCCGTCTCCTCGTCCTTGCGGTCGATTGCCGTCTTGATGCAAAAGCCCTCGGCCTCCGCCTCGTCGCACGGGACATAGCACCCGTTTTCGTGTAGGCGGACATAGACAACGGTATCGGAGTAGCCGACGACCTTTCCGCCGCTTTTGATAGCATACATACGTTATCCCTCCATTTTCGGCAGCTCTCCGAGCCGCTTTTTATAAAACTCCTCGAGTTCCTGCGTGTTCATCGTGCGGAGGAGGTTTTTCCAATACAGATTTTCCGCTCCCGCCCATTTCTCCGGGTCGAAGTCCGACGCGCCCTCGTGCTTGCCGTAAAAGCGATAGAGGCCGTCGAGCATCTTTTGACGATATGCGCCCTCCGGCGTGTTTGGCCTAAAATGCTCCCATCCGTTTTCAGACGTTGCGGCGCAAATCTTCCGCCCGTCAGCGGCAAAGAGAAAGCCGTCCCGCTCCGTTACGGTCGTCCCGTATCGGAGGTTAAAGGCTCCGTCGATGCCCTCGGCCTTAAAGCGCCGATAAACGACATATTCCATAGCTTACCCTCCCTTGAATAATTCACGATAGAGCCGCTCGACGCTCTGCTCCATGTGGTACGAGTGAAATCTTTTCATGTGTCCCCGCCATGATACGAGGGACGTTTCCACGTCCGCCGCCGTCATTCTGCCGGAGTCCACCCAGCGCCGGAAAATGCGTAGCTTTTTCCTCATGTGCCGGATACCCTTGTACGTTGCCCGGCGGACGACTTTCCCGTTTGCGCCATATCGAAAGCGCACCTTGACGAATGTAAAGCCGCGCGTGAGCTTGATAATCTGCGTCTTTTTCGGATTGAGGCGGATACCGTGCTCGACGCATAGCCGCCGGAGCTCCCGGAGGCAAATCTCGAGCTTTTCCTTTGACTCGCTGATGATACACCCGTCGTCCATATAGCGAGCGTAATACTTCATGCCGAGCACGTCCTTGATATAGTGGTCTATCCTGTTCGGCAGGGCGAGCGCGGCAATCTGTGAGACTTGGCTCCCGAGGCCGAGCCCCACGTCGCCGAAGTTCTGAATAAAATATTTCGAGAGCGCAACGAGGCGGTCGTCGATGCCGCTCCGCTCGAACTCTCGAAAAACGGGCTCACGCTGTGCCGTATCGAAATACTTTGAAAAATCGAATACGAGGACGTAGCCCTCCCGCCCGTGTTTTCTGTAATGCTCCGCGAGAAAGTGCGTCACCCGGGATACGGCGAAATCGTACCCTTTGCCGCGCAAGCTCGCTCCGTTGTCGTAAATGAATGACCGGGAGAGCATCGGCACGAGGCAGTAATCGCACAAGCACCGTTGTACGACGCGCTCGGAGATATGGACGCTCCGAATATGCCTCGGCTTTCCCCGCTCCACAATATCGAACTCGTAAAAGCCCTTGGAGCGGTATCTCCCGGCTATCAATTCCTCGTGTGTCTTTGTGACGTTGGCAAGCGAGGCGGCTTTGTATCGCTGTGTGCTCGCTTTCCACCCAACGCCACGGACGGAGGCGCGGTAGCTCTCATAGAGCCGCTCGAATGAGAAAACCGTCTCGAAATCTCCGTGCTCCCGGAGCGCGGCGGCTTTCTTTTCCATCCGTGCGGCCTTGCGACGCTGATACCGTGCCTCGCGTCGTTCTGCGCTGTTCATAAAATAAAAATACCTCGTACATTTCTTTCTCGGCGTGTTGTCTAAAATGCGTAACGGCGAGCCATGAAAGCACGGAAAACACGCACTCCGCACCCATGCAAGGAGCGTCCGGCTAACCGTATCGCGGTATATGTTTGTCCGACGGCGCGAGGCCGTCAGAGAGGTTATATTCCCCTTTTATATGGGGACTGCTTTCGCTCCGTGAGGAGTTATTCGGTCTGCCCCGTGTCGATATAAAATCCGGGCGCGAAGCCGAGGGAATAGTTCGCGTTGTTGTTGTTGACTGTCCCGTCGGTGTTCACATTCACGAAATTGTTGGAGTTGCTCGCATTCGGAGAACGGAGCCACCAATTAGCGGCGATACGGAATATAACCTAATCACGCGGAGGATTAAGCTCGCGCCTTATCACTCCGTTTGATTTTAGAGATTTGCGAGAGCTCGTCCGTAATGAGCTTTACCCACTCTTTGAGGACGTTCGGCGGTATCTTCTCATGGTTGACGGTCATATACGCGAGGTCGAGCACGTCGAGCATCGAGTTATAATAGCCCTGTGCTGTTTCGTAATACTCTTTCCGCCGCTGGATGTTCCGGCGGCGTATCTCCTCGGGAGATTTCTCGTCAACGTAAATGAGGTTTGCCGTCTTTATCATGCGATAAGCCTCTCGCGCCGCGTTGTAGAGCGGCAAGGAAAAATAAAAGGTGTAGCTTTTCGGCAGGATGCGGACGTGGTTGTATGTGAATACATAAATCTCGCGGGCGAGGTTGATATACTCCGCCTGGCTTTCGCCGCGTCTCGATTTTGGTACGGACATTTTCTTTCCTCCTCGCCGACTATGCGCCCATTGAGGGCGCAAGTCTCGATTTCCGAATTATACGCAAAAGCCGGGCGCGAAGCCGAGGGAATAGTTCGCGCGGTCGTTGTAGACTGTCCCGCCGGTGTACACATACACGAAATAGTTGGAGTTGCTCGCACCCGGAGAACGGAGCCACCAACGAGCGGCGGTACTCGTGCCGTTGTGCTTGTACTTAATTTTGCTATTCCCGGCGGAATAATAGGCGTACTGCGCTTGTTTGTTCTTCTCGTTCGTGTTTCCGTAGGAGATGCTACCGAAAACCTCGAACTCCGAGAGGAGGAAAAAGTAATCCGTTGTCGCCGTTATGTAGCTCGCCGTCGAGCCGCCGCCGTTTGCCGTATTGTCCGTGTACTTCGTCACGGATTTCAATACTGCACGGAGCGCCGCCGGTATTATTGCAATAATCGTCCCTGCATAGTTTGAAAGACTCGTCCCGCAAATGTTTGTACGCATTTGCGAGCTTTTCCATCCGCCGGAGTTGGTGTTGCTCGCGTTCATAACGAAATAGCCCGCACCCGGGGACGACCATCCGCTATCCGGGCCATATTGATTATCGCAGAAGCACACGTCCGTACCGCCGGAGAGCGCGGTCTTTGCAAGCTGAAAATGGATGCGGTTTGCGCCCTCGACGCTTGCGTTATGGTTAAAGCCGATAATGAAAGCGTAGGTCGTGACATTCGAGAGTGAGAGCTTTCCGACCGTGCCGTTAAGCGTGACCGCCTTTCGGTCGCCGATGCTCCAATAGTTCGCGCCCTGTCCCGCGTCGGAAACGGACTTGATAACGCTCCACTCGTTATTGTTGAGCGTAGAGCTCACGAAAGAGAGCGTCAGCGAGTAGGAGGTCGTGCCGGAAACGACATTGACGGAGCCGCTCGTCGTCTGCCCGTTCTTTGTTGCCGTGACCGTGTACGCCCCCGTCTCCGTGACGGTGAAAACCGCTGTCCCATTGCTCGTCTTTGTGGCGATTGTCGTCCCGCCCTTTTTCAGCGTGACGGATGCGCCGGAGTCTACGTTGACGGTAATCGTCGCGGAAAAGAACGTCAGCGCCACCGCGTAGCTATCGACGACGGAGACGTTTTTCGTGTCGGACGTTTGCCCGTTGAGTGTGGCCTTTACACTCCATGTACCGGCCTCCGGCAAGGAGAGGACGCACGAGCCGCCCGCCGCCGTGCCGTTTACCGTTTTTGAGCCCTTTGTCGCCGTGACCGCCGCTCCGCTCGTAACGGATACCACGAGGGAGAGCTCGACTCCGGGCTTGCTGACTGCGTTTGTTCTACCAATCATTTTTAACTCACCGCCTTAATACAAGTAATGCTCTGCACCGTGATAGCCGCCGTCGGCTTTGTCGCGGCGTAGATTTTGACCGTCCCGCTCCCGGAGAGAGCGACCGGTGCAAAGTTTCCGCTCGCGGCCTCTGTCGCACCGAACACGACCTCGGGGACGTGGCTCGCCGTCACGCCGGGGCAGGCGATAGAGGCGGCATAGGGATACGCCGCGTATGTGCTGTCGCTCACCCATGCAGATGCGGCGACGGACACGCCGGAGAAAATCTTTACCTCGGCGTATCCCGCGTGAGCGTGGGAGGCGTTGGCAAAGTCGCCCGGCTTTTTGCCGCTGTCGGTCAGATTGCCGGAGGAGTCGAGCCCGGCGAAGTGTCCCGCCGTGACGTTCTTTACTTTGTCCGCCTTGTCCGTGTGGGTATGGCT